GAGGGATTAGAGGGATCTTCTTCCGCCATAGCGAGGGTGAGCTTCTCGTAAATATCACCACGATACTTGCCCTCACGATAATAATACTTTTCGTCGACTTTTTTCTCAAAATCGATGACATCTTTTCCAGTAGAAGTTCTCTTAACGGGCAATAGATTATGGAATTTCTCATAGTCCTCTACTTCTCTAAAAGCAACGATATAGATACGCTCTCTGTTTTGAGGAACATTTCCATAATCCATAGCATTAAGGACCTGGTGAGTATACTTGTAGCCCAAACGATCCAATTCTTCGCAGATAACTCTAAAGGTATTTCCGTTATCGTGCCCCACAAGGTTCTTTACATTTTCAAACAGTGCAATGCGAGGCTTTTTTTCCTCCATAATTCTAACCAACTGGAAGAACAACTCACCTCGACCCTTCTGATCACTAAAGCCCTGACGATATCCGGCAATGGAGAATGCCTGACAAGGGAAACCGCCAATAATCAGGTCACAATCAGGCACTTCATTGGCCGGAACATTATTGATATCTCTTTGGTCAACAACAATATCAGGGAAGTTTAATTCGAATGTTTCGGCGGCATAAGGATCAAACTCATTTGCATAAACAGTCTTAAATGCACCGGTCTGTTCAAAGCCTAAGTCGATTCCGCCAACACCAGCGAAGAAGCTTGCAATGGAATACATTCTAGTTCGCTCTCCTTTTACTAAAAATGTTGATTTATTCTATCACAAATCGCGGCGCGCCGCAATCTAATATTTTATAAAAAGCAGAGACATAATGCTCTGCCTTTCTAACTTATTTGCGATTGTCCTCTACAATCTTGCATGTTCTAATGTTAAAGATTATATCGGGCTTAAGTCCTTTCGCATCAACAAAGAGTTTTTGCAGGCTGACATGAGGGCGCCTGCCTTGCTTCTTTTGATCGGCTATCGTCTGGCTCTGATTGGCGGGGAGCTTTCCGAAATCAATAGAGTTGATTTTTAAATCATAGACATACAATAGGTTATCATCGGTCTTGAAACGCAGATAGACAAGGTTATCAAACTCGCACTTCGGGCCAAAAGAGGAGAGATCTCCTTCAAACCTAGATGTAGCCTTAAATTCTACTTTCTTTCCATCGGCATCGGTAGCATCGCCAACTTCATCGCCTCTATTCCATAGATAGCCTAAACAATAACAGCCCATCGGTTCACTAATTGCATCAGGCATATTAATTCCCCGATGGCTATTATCTGAAATGTAAGAGTTTAGATCTTTCCATTTGAAGTAAGCTTCGCACGCTTGGTCGATTCTAGCTGCGTCGATTTTGATATAGCCGAACTCATGATAGATTGGCATAATATACACCAGAGAGCATTACATCTCTGCTTTGGGTATAATATCATATTTTGTTATTTTTTCAAATACTAAAAGGCATACAAATAACGGAGGAATATCGATAAAAAGACGAGCAAAAATCAAGATTGCCCTTGACAATCAAGATTTATCGTGATATATTGGGTATAACAACAAGCGAGGGGCGATAAAGATGAAAGCAAATGAAATTCTGGTAGAGGTAATGAAGAACACGGTGATGCAGGACGGTAAGCAGTATACGCAGACTCGCATGGCCGAGGAACTGAGCGCTCGCTCTGAAAAGAAAGTGACCCTCGCTGCGGTGAATGACCGTCTGAAGAACGAGAACATTAAAATTAGTAACTTCATTGAAATGCTGGACCTGATGGGCTACGAGGTGGTTGCCCGTCCGAAGGCTGACAAGCGTGCTGAATATGTAGTAGAGCCCGGTACCGACAGAAAGCGAGTGAAGTAAGATGCGCCGATATTTTTACGGTCGTGTATCTTCGAAAGACCAGAACCTGGATCGCCAGCTTGAAAGCGCAAAACAATATAAAAATGTGGACCGCGTGTTCACAGACAAGCAGAGCGGTAAGAATATGGACCGCGACAGCTACCAGGAGATGAAGTCGGTGCTGGAGCGGGGCGATGAGGTGGTCATCCATGCGCTTGATCGTTTGGGCCGTAATAAGGATGCTATCAAGGAAGAGCTGGCATGGTTTAAGGACCACGGCATTATCGTCCGCATTCTGAACGTGCCGACAACGCTGATTGAGTACCCGGAAGGTCAGGAATGGGTTATGGAGATGGTAAATAACATCCTAATCGAGGTGCTGGGTGCGTTTGCTGAGCAGGAGCGTGAGAATATCCGCAAACGTCAGGCAGAGGGTATTGCGGCGATGCCTGTTGACGAAAATGGTCGTAAAGTGAGCAAGAAAACCGGCCGTTGTTTTGGCCGGGCTGAAAAACGCCCCCAAAACTTCGCTGAGGTGTATGAGCGTCAGCAGCGTGGCGAACTGACACTGAAGGAAGCGATGGCAGAGGTTGGTGTCGGTCGTACCCGTTGGTACGAGTTAGCAAAGGAAGTAGCAGGATAATCTCAGGAAGGAGAGAAGGCGATGAAGGACGAACGATTAACCTCTGCTCTGGAAGGCGTAAAGCTCGACGAGCGTGAAGAGCGTTATCTGAAATGGCTGTCTCGCATGGACAGCGAGACGATAGAAGTATTTGCAGGGCTGTTTGAGAAAACAAAAAAAGCATCCCTCGATAAGAAGGACGCTTGACAGGACAGTATATAATAGAGAAAAGCCGGAGGTGCTTGATGATGGAAGAGGAGAAAAAATTCCCGACCACGGAAATGCTGAAAGCCCTAGAAGAGTGGGAGCACACCCCGGACGAGGAAAATGAAGCGTTCTGGAACGACCTTAGAGAACGAATAAAAAGGCATTCTCTCCCATTCGACCTATATGTCTTGGGCGAGGATACAGGCAAGTAAATAAAAAAGCCGGAGGCTTAATCCTCCGGCTGCAAAGAAGATGTTTCCATGATGATCTCGGCTAATATCTGAGCCTGTGGGTAATCGACAAGAAGCGAGTAAAGGATGTCCGCGAGTGCGTTGACGCGCTCCAACTTAATTGCTAACACGTCAGTGGTCATCAGGTTACGCCTTCTTTCAATTTTAGTATAAGGTCGCCCCACCACCGGTGGCTCGGTGGCAGGGCGCATAGCAGATGTTAGGGATCTGCTACGTGTCCATATCGTAGCAGACAGGAACGAAGAAAAGCAATAAACAAAAACAAAGCGCAACCATCTAAATACGAAGCGGCATGCTTTGCGGCGCTTTGTCTATGAATATTCCTGCTTTGTTTACGAATTGGAGGCAAAAAATGCAGTTCGAAAAGTGTTTAAGCTGCCCGTTGATTAAGGGTCAGCAATGTGCCGGTCCGAACTTTATGACCGCATCGACCAAAGAAATCGTAGAGTGGATCATTGCGTATCAAAAGCTGAACGGCATAACAAACGCTCGTTTAGCGGAAAATTCCGGCATTCCCAAAGGAACCATCGATGGACTCAAGTCCCGTGCCGATATCCGGCACGACACACTGTACCCCATCATCAAGGCTCTGATTGAATTGTCAGGCGGTGTATGGGGCGGCAGTGCATGTCCTGCAGCCATCAGCGGCGCTTCGGATCTTCAGCAGGAAAACTTGCGGTTAACGCAAGAGATTAACCGCACGAAAGAAGAACTGAAGCAACGAATGCATATGATCAAAGAGCGCACGAGAGCGATTTATGCCCTTTTCGGTCTGTGTGCAGGCTTGGTTGCAGCATTATTGTTGCTTCTCCTGTGATGCCTCGATAATGATTTCTGTCAGTACTTGAGCTCGGGGGTTATCAGCGAGAAGGTCGTAAAGAAGTTCAGCGACCACGTTGATGCGCTCCATGTTAGCAAGTAATGTGTCAGTCATTGAGGGTCCCCCTTAGATTATGTTATGGTATGTAATATAATATATAATATTATAGAACATTGGTTCTAATATGAAAAGAAGAAAAACGCAACAAATTCGAGCAGGTTCGATAATTCAGATAGTAATATGGTAAGAACGCCAAGAGCGTCATTCCTCAAATATGAGGAGTGGCGCTCTTTTTGTTGCATGAAAACGTGCACCAAACAAAAAAAGAAGCACACGGTTAATCCGTGCGCTTCAAGTAGAGTTCTTCCGCCTGGGCCTGTGCGAGGATCAGCTGGGCTTTCAATGCCTCCAACTGTTCCACCGTGCGGGTGATGGTATTGAACAGGTGCAGATATTCTTCCGTCATTGGGATCACCTCCAACGGCAGAATAGCACAAAGCAAATGAGAAACTTGTCGAAAATATGGGCCTGGGAGGTTAAAAATATGGAAATTGAAATTATTGAAAAAATCAAGCGGCTACCGCAGACGGAGGAAACCTTAACCGACGTGTTCAGCCTGTTACTTGGCGTAGAAGACCGCAGGAGCGTAGACCACTATGTACGCTGGGTGCGCTCCGAGGCCACGAAGCTGAAAACGGCAAAAATGTACGACCTCATCCGGCAGACCTATCTATACGCTGGCCAGTATAGTTTCGATGCCTTCATGATTGCGATGGAATGGAACCGTGAGCCGAATGCTCGGTTCTGGTTGCCTCGGCGTAAGGTGCTGGAAGGCAAGCATGGCATCGCAACCAAGATCCAGAACTTCATGGACGACCCGGATGCCCTGTTTTTAGGGTTTTCCATGCCTCCTGGCACGGGAAAAACCACGCTCATTAAGTTCCTACTGGCTTATATCATCGGTGAAGAGCCGAAATCGGCGAATATGTATATTTCCTATTCAGACGGCATGACCAAGATGCTACTGGACAGCGTAAAATCCATGCTGACAGATACGGCTGAATACGGCTTCCACGATATTTTCCCGGGCTTGGGAGAGCCTGCAATTTCTGCGGAGTATAAGACGGTGAGTTATCGTCGTGCCGGGGACTTCCCTACCCTGGGTCTGGTGTCCATGAGCGGTTCCGTTACCGGTCGTACTCGTGCCAATCGCTTCCTTGTGACCGATGACTTGGTGAAAAATAAGGAAGAAGCACGTAGCCCGGAGCGGTTGGAGAAACTTTATGCGGATTATACCGCCACGCTGACCACTCGTATGATCGGTGACAACGTGAAGCAAATCATGCTGGGTACTCGTTGGAGTTCCTATGATCCGCTGGGTCGAATGCAGGACGCGCACGAAGATGATCCTCGTTATACCTTCATCGCCATCCCTGTATGGGATGAAAACGAGGTCTCAAATTTCGAATATGAGCATCCCGACCGCTATACGACCGAGAAAATCCGTGATATTAAGGCTACCATCGACAGCGCTGACTTTGAGTGCCTATTCATGCAGCACGGCATCGAGAAAGAGGGCCTCGCCTT